ACAAAAGGTATCTAACAAAATTCATCAATTGACTATGAGAGGTGGTGCAAACTTTATCGTTGTATCTCCAAACGTAGCAACTATTTTAGAATCAATGAATGGTTTCTCAGCAAATCCTGGTAAAGATGCTTTATCATTTGCAGCTGGTGTAACTAACATTGGACAAATCTCTAATAGATACGATGTTTACAAAAACCCTTATATGACTGAGAACGTAATCTTATTAGGTTTCAAAGGTTCTAACTTCTTCGAGACTGGAGCAGTTTACGCACCTTATGTACCATTGATTATGACTCCTTTAGTGTACGACCCAACTAACTTTACTCCACGTAGAGGTGTTATGACTCGTTACGCTAAGAAAATGGTTAGACCAGAATTCTACGGTAAAATTATCGTTGATGGTTTGAACACTCTTTAATCTTAACGGATTAGGATAATAAATTAAAAGAGGGGATAGAAATATCTCCTCTTTTTTTATTTATATAATTCATATTTATAGTAGTAAAACTATAAATTTTAAAAAATGTCTGCAAACACATATTGGTCTGGTTCAACATACAACACATTCCTATCAGCATCAGCATCGGCGGAAGCAACTCCATTTGGGATATATGATAATGATATTGATTTTAAAAATGATGCACCTAAAACTTCAGTTTGGGTTGCTAAACGATTGGGACATCCAATTGTTAATATTGAATTAGATAATCCACAAATTTGGGCATGTTTTGAAGAATCAACTTCGGAATATTCTGCACAAATAAATCAATTTAATATTAGAAATAATATTGATATTTTAAGAGGCCAACCTAAAGGTAAAATTACAAATTATTCACAAACTCTTGTAGATGGCTCATATTTACCAACTACAATTCGTATGGCTCAACAATATGGCACATTAGCCGGTGTTGGGGGTTCGACTTCAATTAAAAAAGCTTATGTTAATTTAACAGCATCAGTTCAAATATATGATTTAATAAATAATGCATACGATGCAACAACTGGAAATAGTATTTCATCATCATTATCAAGTTCATCATCAACAATAGATGTGACCAGAGTATATCATGAAGCAATTCCTGCAATTACACGATTCTTTGACCCATATTCGGTTGGTGCACAAGGTACACTAAATTTAATAAGTGAATTAGGATTTGGTAATTACTCTCCAGCAGCACAATTCTTAATGATGCCTTTATATGAGGATGTATTAAGAATGCAACAAATTGAATTTAACGACCATATTCGTAAATCAGCACATACTTTTAATATAGTAGATAATAAATTAGAAATATTTCCAGTTCCAACAGGAACAGGAATGAATAAAGTTTATTTTGAATATATTAGTAGAGATGAGTTTGAGCATGATTCTCAAACTATTCAAGCAGATTCACTTTCTGATTATTCCGATATACCATATAATTTTATTCAGTATAGTAAAATAAATGAAGTTGGTAAACAATGGATTAGAAAATATACGCTTGCATTATGTAAAGAATTATTAGGTGCAATTAGAGAAAAATATAATTCAATTCCAATTCCAGATGGAGAAGTATCTTTAGATGGTGCTGCATTGAGAGCTGAAGCACAAGTTGAAAAAGATGCATTAATTACTCAATTGAGAGAAAATTTAGAAGAGATGAGTAGAAAGAATGTGATGGAAAATAAAACACATGAATCTAATCACCATCAAGAAATGTTAAGAAAAGTTCCTTTAAAAATATATGTAGGATAATATGCCAAAGTTTTTAGTAGGTAGAGATATAGATTTTTTTAGAAGTGTAGCAAGAGAATTGGTTGACACAGTCATCCAAACTGCTATTGTTTTATTTAAAGTCAACATTTACGATAGTAAAGTAAACATTTATGGAGAATCTATAAATAAGACTTGGTATCCTGGTGTTGAAATGTATTGTTTGATTGATAAAGAACCGGAAAATGTAGTATATGAAGGATTTGGTCCTGATAATTCACAAAATATTACATTTAAATTAGATAAATTAATGTGTGAAGAAAAAGGAATATATCCAGAAATTGGAGATGTTATTCTTTTTGACCAATCGTATTATGAAATTGATAATACAAATGAAGTTCAATTTATTGGAGGCCAACCATCTAATAATTATAGTATTGTATGTACTGCATTTATGACGAGAAAATCCGATTTAAACATAGAGGAGAGAGTAAAATAAATAAATAATGGCTAAAAACGTAATTAGAGAAGAATTAAATAGAGGACATCAAATCAAATCTGAAAAGAATGATGTAAAACAATCAATAACACTTTTTGATATTGATTACGCTATGATGTCTTATTTAGAAGATGTTGCATTACCTACTATAACAGAAGGAGATGGAAACGTTGTAAAAATACCTGTAATATATGGTAACTCAGAAAGATGGAATGGTGCTAGAAAAGAAGGAGTTTATAGAGATATAAAAGGTAAGATTCAATTACCTTTGATGATGATTAGAAGAACATCTATTGCAAAAGATGAAACAATGCCAATGTTAAATAGGCATTTATCATATTCAACCGTAACAAAATGGAATAAAGGTAATAGATACGATAGATTTACTATTTTAGGAAATACCAAACCATCATATGAACTATATAACATAACAATGCCTGATTATGTGGAAGTTAATTATGAGTGTATGGCTTGGACATCTTTTACAGAACATCTTAATAAAGTAATTGAACATTTGACATTCTCATCTGAATATTGGGGAGATAAAAAGAAATTTAAATTTAGAACAACAATAGCAGATTATAATGTAATAAATGAAGTTGGTGAGGGAACTGAAAGAATTAATAGAGTAGAATTTACATTAAATGTAAAAGCTTATTTATTGCCAGAAAAATATGATGGAGAATCAACTACAAAGAAATCATTTTCAACAAAGAGAGTTGTTTTTGCAACTGAAGTAGATATGACTGGAAATGGTAGATTGGAAGGATTACTTACAACTCCTTCTCCGTATTATGATAACAAAGATGTAATTGATTGGTTAAGCTTAAATAATAGTAAAACACAAAAACCGGCTACAAATAATACTATTACATTTACTGGTATACAAACTATACCAGTACCATCTATATTAACATCGACTGTTAATAACAATGATAATATTAGATTGTATATAAATGGTGTTAGATATTATGAAGAAGTTGGAGCATTTACAAAAACTATAACAACAAATACTATTACATTTAATTTTACGCTTCCATTTGCTGTAACAACTACTGATGAAGTTGCGATAATTGGAAAATTCATAAATTTATAATGAAGAATTCGTTTTTAGATATAGTAAACACTTATAATACTAATAAGCAAGCTCAATGTACTTACAAAGAAACAACGGGTCAGTATTATATATTTGTTGCAAATCATTGGTTTTTTAAAGAATATTTGAGAGATATAGAAAGACTAAAAAATGAAAATAGAATTTTAGTTTATATAAATGGAATTGTTATAAGTCCAGATGATTACGAAATTAAAGAACTTGGAGATGGAATTAATCTTAATTTCATAAAACAACAATTCCCATACGTTTTAAATAATGATGATAAAATATATTTATCAGCAGATGTACAATATAGAGGATAATGAAGGTATTTAATTCAAATACAAAAAAAATAACAAAGGTTGTACCCAAAACTAATATTACTAAATTAGATGGAGCTACTTTTGCTAATAAATTAGTTAGTGATTACTTAGCTCAATCAGCATCATTAGCATTATTAGATGGTAAGGATGATATAACTAATTTAACTGGTTCTTTATTGGCTTCTTTAGAATTAAACACATCTAAAAATTACGATTACGAATCTTCATTTGATTCAAGAGTTAAAACTACATTTAACAATAAAACAAAAGTAAATACAAATCCTATAAAAATAAATAAATCTGAAAAGGATTTAGTATTAGGATTTAGACGAAGTATACTTGATATAACAGCAAATTCCATATTTAGAGAACCTGATGTAATTGAAATATTGGATGATAGAAGAATTAAACTTATTTTTAATAATGTATATTTACAAGCCGCAACTGAAATAAATGATTCAAACTTCGATGTGTATGTTAATGGGGTAAGAGTTCCAACATATATGACAATAGAACATTCAGAAACCGGCGTTCATTTAATAATAAATGAATTTATTGGAATTAGTTCTGATAATAAAGATAGAGCAAATATTTATGTAAAAGGTAAGTTTTTAGTAATATAATATATTCGATATTTATATATAATTAAGATACAAAGTAAATAAATGGCAGAGTTAATTCAACCCAAACAAATAGATTTCTCAAATTTCAATACCCCAATAACTGGTGCAATTGATTTACGAGGTAATTTGACGGTAGATGGTGTTTCCACTTTTAGAGCAAGAACTGATGATGAATATTCAGTAATTATAAGTGGTGCGATGGCAGTAGTTGATAATTATGTAGCTGCGAGTATAGATGATATCAATAGAACTGCAGTATCAGCATCAATTTTCGTTCAAAGAGTAGGAACAATTGGAACAACTTCAAATGTACAAAATAATGTTGCACAACTTCCTGGAGTAATTGACTTAGGTGGATTTTTTTAATTTATAACAAATACATCTTTTCTATGAAAAAAACATATTTATAGATTAGAATAACCATAATAATAAAGTAAAGCAAATGGCTCAAATTATAAAACATCGTAGGGGTAGTATCGGTAGTGTTAAAGCCACCACCGCTAGAAACGCCGAACTGATTGTAGCATCCGGTTCAGTAAGTGACTTATCAGGTCCTTTCGTATTCATTGGTTCACCAGCTGAAACAGACGAAGGTGTAGCAGGAGCGTTTAGAGCCGTATCTAAAATATATGCAGGAGCAGTCGCTCCAACTATCGCAACTGAAACTTATGGGTCAGCATTAGATGGTACTCCGTTTTATTCAA